CAATGTATCCCTCATCACTCTTCGGTCTAACAGGCAACCAACCCGCTGTATGAGTATAAGAACTGTGACTACCGTCTCCAGTTGCAATAAACTCATTCTTAACATTCTCAGATGAAAATGTCGTATCTAGTTTCTTAATTGCCTCATCACCCAATGCAGTCTCACCCTTATTTGAGGCATATATATACTTATAGAAAAATACCGCCCCAACTGGTGCTGTCATCGGCTGGACAGACACGATTTCGGGGGTAATCATATTGGGAAACAACTGCCTCAAAATTGGGAAAAGATGCTTAATAAACGGAGCTGCATTCTGTGATGTAGCCGTCGGAGAATCTTCCATAAGTTCTCTTTTATAGTAATTTATTGTATTCTCGTATATTACAGCAAGATTCTTTTTGCTTGCTGGGTCTTTAACATCCTTCAAAAAATATGCCCACTTATTAACAAGTGAGTTAACATAATTGTCATTCAATGGTCTATTCATAACTAAAACCTCCTAAATAATAAATTAACCATTCTTACCTTTCATCAATTCATTCATTTCCTTTATATCTTGAAGACTCAATCCCAAATTGGCAAGTTCTGATACTCCCTCACCATTTGGATTTGGTCTATCACCGTCGAAATTCGATTCTGTAATAATACTCTTTGGCTTAACTTTTTCTTTGTTAAAACTCTCCAAAATTGTCCTTTTAGCCGTATTTACTTTCTCATCCGCCAGAGTCCTATCAAGTATGTTTGATATTATACTATCAATCTCTGCTCTTGACTTACTTTCCAAGATTGGTTTCTCATATTTATAATAATCAGGTCTAAATGCCACTTTTCTAAGCCCATTTAATCTTGCCTCCACTAACTCTATCTTATCATTAAGCCTCTCAATATTCTCATTTAACTTAGCAATCTCAGATTCTTTACTCCTTATTATATCATCCTTTTCACTATCTTTATTGGCATATTCATCTTCTATACTCTTCAATTCTTGTTCAAGTTTAATAGTCAAATCATCCTTCTCTTCTAACTCTGCCACCAGCCTTGAAATCTCATCTTCCATTTTGTCTAATTTCTTGGTCAACATCGTAATTTCATCATCTTTTTCTTTGGCTATGTCCTGAACCCTCTCATACTCTTCTTTGAGAGTTTTAAGTTCATCTTCTGTTGCTTTCAAATTATCAACTGTATCTTCCAGAGTCTTATTTAGTTTATCATTTTCATTTTTCAACTCTATAACATTAATAGGCTCAAAAGAATCATTGATAGACTCTTTAATCTTATTGACTTTGGAAACCAAATCATTATCATCTGTAATAGTTTCAAAATCAATCAGTTCGTAATATTTTTCTTTGTTAGGATTGTTTGCTAACATCTGCTCCAATTTCAGAATAAATCCCGCCTGCTGAGATGCTTTAAGCAATTTATCATTACTCTCTTTAAGTTTATTTATCATCTGAGTAGTCTCTTCATCCATCATAGCAAAAGGAATAAATGGTTTCAAAACAGATATAACTTCCTCAACTACCTGTTTTGCCAATCCATAGTTGGGGTCTGAATTATATTTATCAGCAAATTCCTTCTCAACAGACTTCCTAATCTCTAATGTAGCCTCTTCCAATTTGCGTGATACTATCGCCTTCTGCTCAGCCTTTATCTTCTCAACCGCCTCTTCTAACTTCTTATTATACTCCTCTATAACCTGCAATTTATCTTTATTTTCCATTAAAAGACCTCCTAATCTTTTCTGTTCTGATAAAACAGCGTAGGAATGACCAGCAGGCTCTACAACGAAATCAAATGTCAACAATTCAAAATCATCTTCAACAAATTCCGAATTGTTTTCCATTCGTGTAGAGCCATACCCTCTCAAACTTACGCCAATCTTAACTCCTGCTTCAGCAATAGCCCGCAAATTTCTTCCATTATCTGTATCCAATATTTCTGCTTTTCCTCTTACTATATTATCATCTCCTAAATACAACTCCGTTATCAAATGACTAACTCTACTCAATCTTGGTTTGCCGTCGTCTGGATGGTCTAACTCTCCAAGCAAACTCCTATTCTTAATCTTCTCCTGCAACTTTCTAATTTCCCGTTCCATTAATGCTCTACTATATACCCTATTATTCTCGGTAGGAGTATCAACAATTCCAAACTCGCCTTTGATATATTTCCGCCCAGTGGCTTTGTCTTCTTCTAATGTATAACTCCGTTGACTTACTTCTGTAAGTATTTTCTTTGGATTGTTAGAATCCGACATTAAAATCTCCTAATTTAAAATCAACCAAACCAATTACTTCAATGAACCAGACTTAACAAGTTCTCTGTATTTCCTGTTAGCCTTCAATACTGAAGATATACTTACATTTTCGTTCAAAAGTTCCTTCCGAATATCCCTGAGTTCATTCAATACCTTCTCATCTTTACATTCCATTAGGCTCTTTCTTACCTTAGAAAGCAAAGACTCTGAAAGTTTGTTCACTGAAAAATTCGGCTTATCCTCACGGATAGGTTTCCTATCAATCATAGGTCTATCAATTCTCCGAACCATTCTTGACTCTGATAGAATTGGTCTCCTGCGAATTACAGGTCTATCTGTTCGTCTAATAAATCTTGATTCGGATACAATAGGTCTCCTATGAATCATAGGTCTATTAACTCTTGACTCCGAAAGTCTCGCTCTCTTAACCTGCTCACTGAGGATATTAACCTTCTTTTCAAGAATACTCAACCGCCTCATAAGTTCTGTATTCTCTCCCAATGTCCTTCTAATCATTGGTCTATGATTTTCTCTCAAATTCCCTGTCTTGTTTCTCATTTCTCTCAATCTCTTTCTGTTCTCAATTATCCTTCTAATCCTCTCCATCTTCAATTCCTTCTTGGTCTCATCTGGGATGTCTTCAATCTTGTCAACACCAGGCAACTTATCCTGCTGTTCACTCTTAACATCCTCTGGTTTCTTCTCCTCTGGCTTCTTTGTCTCGTCCTCCTCTGGGAGTATATCACCAGACTCAACCTTCTTAATCTCCTTCTCAACTTCCTCGACGGTTGTTCCAAGAATCTTTAATTCCTCATTCAAAATTTTCTTGCTCTCATTACTTGACATCTTAAACCTCCTAAATAAATTACTTACAAATAAAATTTACAAAATTACCAGCCATATTTATACGGCTTTCCAACAACATATAATCATTATAATCTAATTCTTTTAAAACTTCAAGACTTTTTTTAATATACAACAAATCATCAGATATATCCTCTAATATAAGTTTTGCATATCCCTCAATAGGACTTATGCTTTCTTTTAATTCTTTTTCACCATACAAGGAATATATCCCAACTATATCATCCATAATATGCTTAATTTTTTCGTGCAATTTCTTAAAATCATCTACTACCCCACCCGTCTCTTTCTTAACTTTTTTAGGCTCTTCTTGTTTAATAACCTTGTTTTCAATATTACTCTTGTTTTTCTTATATTCTTTAACCCAGAGTCTATCCCTATCAATGGATTCAATCAAAACTTTGGGAGTAATTGCCAAACTACAAAAATCTCTGATTTCTGCCTCATTTAAGTCCTCCCCCTTGATTATCTTATCACTAATAGACTCCACTAATTGCTTATAATATTCTTTTGATTCTATTACCAAATCATCACACAAAGTCCTATTCGACAGATTAACCTGCCCGTTTTCAATTTTATAATTATAGGAATAAATTTTATCATTCTCTAAAACATAAACTTTATCATTTAAGGTAGATAATACCTTACCATCCACATTCTCCTGAATCTCATAAATCAATTTTTCATAACTACTTTCAAAATATTTTGCCAAATTAGATTTATTAATCATATCTACAACCTCACAACTAAAAATAATAACACAAATTAAAATCTATGTCAACTATCTTATAAAATCCGAAAATCATTTTCGTCTTCCGCCAATATTAAGTCTCAATTCTTCCATAAGACCACTAATCCGCTCAATTCTATTTCTCAAATCATCATTCTCCTTTAATACATCATCTAATTTATCCTCTAATTTCTTTTCAAACTCCCGATTGCCCTTCATTACCCCGTCCATAATTTCATCTACACTAATCTTACGCTTTTTGTCATTTTTTTCCTTCTTTAACCTCCTTAACTTCTTCTCAAATAACCAGCCGTGATATTTATCATCTACACCTTTATCTTCAAATGAAACAAATTCTCCGCCAAGTTCCTCCTCTCCTTCCTCACCCTCCAAGCCAGCATCCTCACCACCTTCTCCCCCATCTTTCGGTTGTTTTGACATCTTATCAATCTCCATCTTCTCTTTATATTCATCAAATCTCTTTTTAGCATCATATTCTATCTTTTCATTATAATATAAATCCATTGCCTTCTGTTCATATATCTTTTCAATCTGATTATCTGTAAATCCAAATATGTGGGATAATATCCAATAAGAAGATACATAATCACCAAATTTACTTGCAAAATCAATCTTAGCGTTCATAGCCTCTAATTGTGCCAATTCCAATATAGCCGAAGGAACTGTCATACCAATATCATAATCAACAGAATTTGGGTCTATTCCCAACAAACATAAATGCAATGTTACAATTCTATTTAATCCCGTTTTTAGTATCCTCTGTATCCTCATAACTGTTCTTGCAAACCTAATATCTTCCATACTTAATACTGCTTTGCCTTTGACATCTTCATCAAAGGACAAATAAGATTTAGGTATTTTCAATGCAGAATATAATAATTTATCAAAATATTCTACGACATCTATGTTCTGATAATCCAATCCACTCAAATTATCTATTCTCGTAGTCTCCCTACCACCTACAATCGGTATAAAAAAATCTTCATCATCTGAATTTTTAACAAAAATACCTACATCTAATGCAAAATTATGATGCGGTTCAACTGTAATACATCCAGTATCTTCTTTTTCGTCTAACCACTCTACTTTATCAACTTTACAATTTCTATCATTTTGAGACATTAATACCATATCCGATTGTAAATATTGTGCATCCAAATATTTACCGTTTTTGAGCATAAACTTATGGTCAGGTGTGCATCTTATCTGCTGTCCATTATCCAATGTTACTCTGACTAATTGGGCATTTCTTCTCGTAACTCCTGCCCATACAATTTTTCCAGCGTGAATTTGCTTAGTTTCTGGGTCAATTGAATATACATAATTCTGCTTACCTTGTGAATACTCGTCTATTAAAGTTTGTAAGGTTTCTGTCCTTCCATCCAATAAAGGTATCTTTGTATCAAGTGTCAAACACAAAGGATTATACCTCAAATCTAATTTACCCGTATTCGGATCAACATACTTTTTTCTTTTATACTTCTGTCTTACCATATCAGCATATTTCATCGCATCTATAAAATTAGTCTCACCTGCGTCTATATAAAATACAAGTCTGGATGTAGCCCTTGTAAGTTTGTGCATAATCATTGAGTCCTGTAATAATACAAGCCTCTTAAATATCCACCTTGCAGGCTCTCCTACACCAAAACCATATACCCCAGACCTCTGTTTAGACAACAACCTAAAATGCTGTATTTCGTTTGGCTCAAAAAATACTAAATTACCAAAATTATATTCAGATTTATCACCACTCAAAAATCTTAACATTGATTCAAGATATTGTGTGCTTCCAACCATATAATTGCCTGTTGTATCTTGAACAAATCCTAACAAATTTCTATTCTGCTCTACCCTTCTCATTAAAGGAGTAGGAACATATACCCAACCTTCAACTCCCCGATTAGACACCAACAATTCCTCAAAATCATTTCCATATTTGACAAGATTTCTTACAAGTTCCCAAATAGTATCCTCAATATTTAATCTATTATTTAATAGTTCATTTATCAATTTTTTTATTTCACTTGATTCTGAATCCCCCCAGACTGTAGAATTTTTCAATAAATCAATCTGGCAACTATCATCTGCATATATATCAAAAGCCGTTGATATAATAGGATAATCGTCCATATCATCATAATCTGCATATCTAACCATAACATCATAATCAATTTTCAAAGCATCCGAAATACCAGGCAATACAGGAGCTCCAAAACTATCATAAGGTATTTGATAATATTTGCTTTTAGATTGAGTCTCAATACGAGTCTCCAAATCTAAAAACTTTCTTATCTTAGACCTTAAAGTCTCTGTAAGTCCTTCTACAATCTTCATATCATTAGCCTTTCAAAAATGGTAATTTATCGTATAATTCACCAACACTTATTTTATCACTTTCTTTATCAATTACAACATTTTTTGAATTAAAATCATCATTTTTATCTGGCTTGATTATCCCCAATAAAACCGCTGTTTCATAGTCTATTGTCTCATTTCCAATTGTAATATCCCCAGTCATTAAATTCTTTTGATTGTCGAGCATAATAACAGGTTCTTTATAATTAATAGTAAGTGAATATATAACACCACTTAAACTATCCGCAACATCTTTTGACCCAGTCTTGGGATGGTCAACCATATACTTATTAGATGTTTTGCGACGGATAATAAGTTTTTCTAACTCTTCAATAACAGGAGGATAATCATACATTGAAATTCTATTATCTAAAAACGCCGATTTTAATAACTCATACGCAAAAGTCTCTCTATCAACACTAAGATAATCCACCTTAAACCCATTTGACGCTAACATCTGGGATAACGCAAACCCTTGAAAACTATCTAATGTTATCCTCCCAAACCTAAACCCCCGCTTTCTAAATTCATTAAACAACTCAACTATATGAGATATTTGTATCTGAGCACCTCTCACAGGCGTTATCTTATACATAAAATCAATAAATATATATGGATTATATATAGTTGTATTACCCTTTCTACTCATAACATAATGAGGTATATGTGCAATTGTTATACCTGTTGAATCAGATGTTATACCTAAATCAATATGTGCATATCTAATTTTATCTGGACTAACAATAGGATTGTTTAATACAAACAATGAATCCCACCGAATACTATTCAGAATATCTTTATATGATGTATTTATCGAATATTGAAATACCATAGTGTCCGATGGATGCCGTCTCCTATTATCTATTGCTGAATATATACAATCAATCTTATTTATAAACTTAGATGTAGATGATATTGACACTCCTGCCAGATCCCGCAAAGAACCATATATATCATCCTCAAAATCCTTCTTGAAATCTATTGGTATTTCTATAACATTGAACCCCTCTTTAACATTTTCAAGTTTAGATATATCATTTTTTGATATTATTTTAGGTATAAAATTTTTATTATTAGAAGAATACAATACATAAAATTTTTCATCTGAAAATGTCCCCTGAGGTTTAACATCCCATACACTATGCGATTTAATATATACCTCATCATCTGATATAACATCCGCAATATGTCTATCCACAAAACTATCTTCCTCGTCATTAGAACTAACCAATATCATTTTACCGAAATATTTATTGTTAAATATAAATCTTGATTTCATCCTCCTTACAATTGCGTCATAAACTATTTTAATCCTTGACGAACTATTATTCAAATAAAAATTCCTACTTTCTTTTACAAAATTAGCCTCGTCTATTATAGCCCCCAGAATATTCAACCCCAACACCCCCGAATTACCTACACCTGACGGGATTATTTTTACATTTTTATCATAAAATCTAATCTCATTATTTACAACCTTAAACTTAAAATTATCCAAAAAGAACGGAATTGTTTTCAATTCATAATATAATTGCTCTAACAAAACAGGTATTGCCAATTTCTCTGTAACAGATATAACCGCAAAGTATATATACGACCCAGATTCTATTCCAAAAAACTTCTGCGGATTTTTCATACATAAAAGTTCATATAATAGCCTGATTAACATTACTCTTGCCAGAGTTGATTTACCCCAGCCAATTGCACCTGTCAATATAATCTCATAGTAACTACCAGAAAATATATCAATCAAATCCTTTTTAAGTTTATCATATAACTTGTCATATAAATCACCACAATAATATTTGTTATTTATCCAATTCTCAATCGGCTCTGGTAACCAATAATATTCCTGACTAAGAAATTTATTTAATTCATCTTGATTAGACAATAAAGAAATTAAACTATCAAATTCCTGATTAGATAGTTTATCTATCTCATTTTTTAGCCTAAACAAATCTTTTTTTCTTAAATTATCACTCATTATTTTCATCATCCGACCCAGACTCTAACATCTTTTTGTTTATAGCCTCAATTATCTGTTCTTTATTCTGTATATTATCAACGCCCAATTTTCTAATCTCATTCAAAACAGATAATACCTTCCGCCGAGTAGAATCATCTATAACCACTCCATTAATAACATTAACATTACTTCCACCCAAATCAACCGCAATCGGAGCTCTGTTTAATACACCCAATTCCATTTTAACTCTCAATATTTCGGATAATATTTTGGTTGCCAGATAAACCTCATATCCCGTTCCCTTGAATAGTTTGTTAAGTTTCTTCTCTGTATTATAATCTATATTTATTCTATCCACTTGTATCTTATATAACTTATTCAATTCTTTAAGTTCATCAACATCTTCTATAATCTCTCTTGCTGTATCATTAACAAGATTGCTATTTGTAGCAATATTAACCTTTCCAACTTCATTAACAGTCTGTCTAATAAATTTAATAATTTGCGATGTATCACCTTTAATACCTTCAACCTTTATAAGCCACTCAGATATGGTAGTAACAGGAATACCCGCCCGTATTCTGTCCAAATATTCATTATATAGCCCAACATCTTTAAGTTTATCTATAAATCTATCATACGCAGTTTTTTTCTTATTCTTCCTTTCGATTTCATCTATAATATCTTTACTACTCTTAAAAACATCAGGCATTTCTCATCCTTTCAAATCATATCTTCTCAAAGCAGATTTAACAATCATATCAATCAATGTCAAGTATTCTATCCCTTGTAATCTTGTCATTATAACCAAATCACTATCAACTGGATTAAGCCCAGCCAGAGGATTTATCTCTATAAAATATGAAACTCCATCACATACCCTAAAATCTACCCTCGAAAAATCCCGACAGCCTAAACTATGGTATACTTTCAACGCCGACTCGTGCAATTCCCAAAATAAATTAGAATTATCTTTTTCTGTAAGTAAAGTATAATTAACTCTATTCTTATAGTCTCTCTTTGACTCCAACGAATATATCCAATCAGATGTTCCACTTTTAGGCTCTATTTTCATTATACCAACAACTTTATCATCTACAATACCAACAGTATAATCATAACCCTTAATATATTCCTCTATAAGAATATCCCCATCATACTTTTCAACCTTCCTAAATTCAGATATACTTCTTGCCAAAGATGACAAAGTATAACATATATTATTGCCGTTCCTAATCCCTTTTGAACTTCCTTCCCAACAAGGCTTAAAAATAACAGGAAACTTCTTAATATCCTGATAAGAAACACTATTCTTAGATATAATCTGCCATTCTGGAGTAATAACCCCCACCGACCTTGCTACCGCTTTTGTCAAATTCTTATCCAAAGAAATATTAAGTGCCGTCGGGTCTGAACCTACATATTTTATACCATAATATTCTAACACTGAAGGGATATATCCCTCTCTTGACCTACCACCAATACCTTCTGAAATATTAAATACTAAATCAACATTATCCTTATATTTAAGTATATTCTCAATGGAATACCCCAAATCCACAACTCCAAATCCTAAACTATCTAACGCTCCCTTGATAGTTTTAATTGTATTCAAACTATCAAACTCTTCATACCAATCATCTGGTAATGATTCATCTGTCTTTTCTGGTTTTAAATTATAAGTTACTCCAATAACCATAACCTTCTTTCCTTTCTTATTAACTTTCATAACCTATTATCATTAACCGACTCATTATTAATAATATTATCATCATCTCCGTTATTATCATTTACACAACAACTTGGAATATTTACAGTAATTAAAGATAAATCATATTTAATAACACACGCTATCAAATCAGCAAGTGATTTTGGAGAATAACCTTTCCATCTGAATATGTGCCAGCCTGTATTAACACCAGATAAGGACTCTACCAACCTACCTAAATCATACCCATCTTGTAAAGCCCTTGACATCATAATCCCCAACGCATTAGCCAGCCCCTGTAATTCAAATATATTATTATCAAAATCACCTTTGGATTTTCCGACCCTAATAAAAATCTCACAAATATTCCCGTTTTTGTCATAAGATAGTGTAATATAAACATTCCCAACAGGAGTCTTACCTACCCTATAAGTCTTTGAAGGTCTTATATTCTCAGAAAACTCTTGAATCTCGTTCATCTTGTCCTCCTTGTTATAGTTATTTATTTATCTGCTTTGCCTTAATCTTAAATCCCGTATTGTTTATTTTCTCAAAATCAAGTTCACCCTTATATATGTTTGATAACTCGTCAAATAAAAAAGTTTTCAAATCAGAAAACAACTCATCTGTAAATACAATATTAAACCATCTCAATTTTTCAAATCCCAAATCAACAAGTATTTTAAATTCTATATTCCAATTTGAATCATTTACATAATTAAA